CAACAGTATTTAAGCTAGGGTCTAATGGTGCGGTAACATCCGCTAATAATATAACAGCATTTGGAACAAGTTTATAATGACACTACAATCTAGTGGTACAATATCATTAGCTAATATAAGAGATGAGTATAATAACGGCTCATCTGATCCTGTTGTATTGAATGATTATTACAGAGGCGGCTCATTAGTTAGAGCAAATGCAGATAATAATACAGCTACAAATTTGTCTGCTGATATACCAACTAGTGCTAATAGTAGTCCTTTATCTATAAATGATTTTTATGGGCAAGCAAGAGCATTTAGAAAAACTTACTCATCGACTGCTACAGACCAAAGTGGTGTAGGTGTTTTTGGTGACGATTTTGCAGTGAATTACCCAAAAGAAATAGTGATAAATGCATCACAAACAGTAGGAGCAACAAGTTCTTCAGCTCCAGCTTTAAAAATAGATAGCACAGGTGCAGGCACAATTACTATTACTAATAATGGTAGTATAGAAGGTGCTGGTGGAGCCGCATCATCAGCAGGTGGTAACGCCTTACAGGTTGATGGTAGTGTATCAGTTGCATTAGTTAATAATGGAACAATAAAAGCTGGTGGTGGTGGAGGTGGTACTGGAGGCACGGGAGGCAGCGGTGTTTATACAGCTAATGCTACATTTTCAAGTTTAGTGGATGAAGGTGGAGGAGGAAGCTCTACGCCTCAAAATAATAAACCAAGTTGGTTAAACTCAATTTATACAAGTGCTGGTGCTTTAGATGGTGCAGGAGTTGTTTCTGATAGATTATGGGGTGGTATAAATGCACAATTTAGTCGTGGGATTAATCCTGCACAGTTTGATATAAATCATTCTGGAAGCGCAGGAGCTGGTTTTAATGGAGCTTGTGCAAATAGAGGTCCAATTTATATATCTGCTCAAACAAATATAACAGGCGTGTATACTGTTTCTGCTAGTATTAGTTCTCAGTATGGAAGCGGATACGGAACACCTACGGTATCAGTAAGCACAAGTACTTCTAGTGCTGGTACATCAAGAAGTAATAGTGGAACAGCAAACATAACAGCTTCAACTACAACATATTTTACTGGTTATGGAACTAGTTCAAATGGAAAAAATTATTATTATAATACTTTGTCTATGTCAGTTTCTGGTACTTGTTTAGCAATACAAACGGGTGGTTCTGGCGGTTCTGGTGGTGTAGGTCAAGGATACAATCAGTCAGCAGGATCGGCAGGTAGTGCTGGATCTGGTTCTAATAATGCAGGCTCTGGTGGAGCAGGCGGTGCAGGTGGAGCTTTTGGTGCTTCAGGATCATCTGGTTCTACTGGCGGTAATGGTAGTGGAACATCGGTAAGTTTTCCTTCTTCTGCTCCTACTAATGGTGCAGGTGGATCATCTGGTGGAGCATCAGGTAAATCAATTCAAGGTGTTAGTAATGTTTCATCAAGTGGCAGTGGTTCTTTAACTGGAGGTACAGCTTAATGCCAATACAAAGTTTAAAATTTAAACCAGGAGTTATATCAGACATTACATCTTATAGTAATGAAGGTGGTTTTATTGATGGTGACAAAGTAAGATTTAGATTTGGCTTTCCAGAAAAGTTTGGTGGTTGGGCAAAATATACCGAAGAAACATATCAAGGATCAGCAAGACGATTACATAATTGGGTAGCACTTGATGGATCTGACTTCATGGGTATTGGAACACATCTCAAGTATTATATAGAAGAAGGTCAAACCTTTAATGATATTACTCCAATAAGAAACACCACATCAGCGGGTGACGTAACTTTTTCTGCAACCAACGGATCAACAACATTAACTGTTGTAGATCCTGCTCATGGAGCAAATGAAAATGATTTTGTAACTTTTTCTGGTGCCGCTACGTTAGGTGGTACAATAACAGCAACTATATTAAATATAGAATATAAAATTGTATCAATTATAAGCTCTAACTCTTATACAATTACATCTTCTGTTGCAGCAAATGGTTCTGATACTGGTAATGGTGGTGGTAGTATTGTTGGCACATATCAAATAAACACAGGTCTGGACGTTACAGTTGGCGGAACTGGATGGGGTGCTGGACAATGGAGTGGCACAACATCAGGTGCTTTAGCTACACAGCTTAACGAAGCCTTAGACAATAGTGAAACTGCTGTTGATGTAGATGATGAAACGGGTATGAACACCGCTAATGATGTTATCTTAGTGGACAACGAACTTATGCTTGTGTCGGCAACCACGGATGACAATACAATGACCGTAGCTCGTGGACATAGTGGCACGGATGCTGTTGCTCACGATGACAATACTCTTGTTAGATTAGCAGTGGGTAACGAAGATTCTGCCAATGATTTTGTTGGATGGGGCAATGCAGCGAGTGTCACGGTTTCTGGTGCGCAGATCAGATTGTGGTCACACGATAATTTCGGTGAAGATATAATTATAAATCCAAGAGATAGCGGTATTTTTTATTGGGATAAAACTTCTGGTTTATCTGCTAGAGCTGTTGAGCTTAGTGCGACTAGCACATTTTCTGGAGAAACTAGTGTTCCACAGGTGGCTAAACAAGTTCTTGTTTCTGACCAAGACAGACATGTAATTGCTTTTGGCTGTGATGGTTTTGGTGCAAGTCGTACAGCCACTCAAGGCGATGGTGTTCAAGACCCATTGTTAATTAGATTCTCATCACAAGAAAATCCTGTTGACTGGTTTCCGACTGCTACAAACACCGCAGGTGATTTAAGACTTGGTGGTGGATCAACATTTGTTCAAGCCGTAGAAACAAAACAACAAATACTTTGTTTTACTAATAAAACATTACACGGCATGAAGTTTATAGGTCCTCCATTTACATTTGGCTTGCAAGAACTATCTAAGAACATAACTATTATGAGTTCATTCTCTGCAATAGCTGTTGAGGATGCTGTGTTCTGGATGGGAGTAGATACTTTTTATGTTTATTCTGGTGGTCAAACTGTTCAGTTGCCGTGTACTGTAAAAGATAAAGTATTTTTAGATTTTAACTTTGAAGAACGAGACAAGGTTCATGTAGGGGTCAATTCAGAGTTTAGTGAAATATTATGGTTCTATCCAACCAAGTCTAGCACAGAAATAGATGCTTATGTAGCATACAATTATATAGAAAAGGTTTGGTATTATGGTACGCTTGCAAGACAAGCATGGCTTGATAGAGGTATAAGAACACTACCAATAGCAACGGGTGGACAATATTTATACAACCATGAAACAGGTTATGATGATGATGGCTCTGCTATGACATCCTTTATTGAAACAGCACCTATAGATATTGGTGAAGGAGACAAATTTGTTTTTCTTAAAAGAGTTATACCTGACATAACTTTTAATGGTTCTACTTCGACAAATCCAGATGTTGATTTTACAATGAAAGTAAAAAATTTTCCTGGCTCTAACTTTAGTCAAACACAAGATGGAAACACACAAAGATCCTCTACAAGTCCAGTTGAGCAATTTACAGAAAAGTTAGATTATAGACTTAGAGGCAGAGCATTTGCTTTACGAATAGATTCAACATCGTTAGGAACTAAGTATAAACTTGGTACTCCACGAGTTGATATTAGACCAGATGGAAGAAGATAATGTTAGTAACTAGTATACCACAATATATACAAGGCTTAACAAATGCAAAAGTTGATTTAACAACAACTGATGCTACTGTTTTATACACTGCACCTAGTGGAGCAGATTTTAATGCGTCTGTTGTAAGTTCTATAATAGTTTCAGAAGATAGTGGTAATGCTGATACGTTAACACTAACACTTACAAGTGGCAGTGATGTGTTTAGTTTGTTTAAAGTAAAGGCAGTAGGTGCAAATGGTACTGTTGAGTTATTAACAAAAGATTTAATATTGCAAAGTGGAGAAATATTAAAAGTAACAGCAGCAACGGCAAATAGGTTGCATGTTGTAGCAAGTATACAAGAGCTATCGAAGACAAGAGTAACAACAAGTGCGTTATCACAGATTTAAATATTGTAAAAGATAAAAATGTGTGATATGTTGAAACGAGGATGATAAAATGACAGCACCGTATCAAAATATAGCTAACGGTTTAGCAAGTTTAGGTAGATATGAAGATACTTATATTGTTCATGCTGCAGAGGGTGAAACAGTTATTCCGAAAGAAGTTTTAGCTAGTAATCCAAAATTAAAAGAAGATATTTTTAAACAGATGCGTGCTGTTGGTATTGAAGAACCAGAAAGTTATATTGTTGGCGATGCTTTAAATTCTAGGAATCCTGTAACTGGTCAGCCAGAATTTTTCTTTAAATCTTTAAAAAAGTATTTACCAACTATCGGTGCTATTGTTGGTAATATTATCGCTCCAGGAATTGGTGGTGCTATTGGGTCTGGTTTAGGAAGTCTTGCTGCAGGTCAAGATGTTGGACAAGCCTTAACAAATGCAGGTTTAGCTTATGTAGGAGGAAAGTATGTTGCTCCACAAATAGATTCAGCCGTTGCTGGGTTTACTGGAGGAAGTATTCCTACTATTGGCTCTAGTATAGGCTCAGGCTCATCCTATGCTATGCTTCCTACAACAGGAACAGCAGTAGGAACGCAGGGGTTACTTTCTGGGGCAGGAGCAACTTTACCACAAGTTGCAGTAGCTGGTCTATCTCCTTTAGTTGGAGAACAAATTGCAAAACTAGCCGAAGTACCAGAGACAGAAGGAAGTCAAAGTGCAAACACTGTTGTAGATGATTATTATGCTGCATTAGCCAGAGGAGAAAACCCAGAACTTCCAGGATCGCTAACTCCTCCTCCTAAAGAATCTTTATTTGCACAAGAAAAACAGAGTGCACCAACTGACCCTCAAAGAAATTTAGCTAACGTGGACTACGAAGCATTATTAAATAATGTATTAAGTAGAAATATGTTTTTAAATGCTGCAAACGGTGGATATATTACTGGTCCAGGATCACCAACTAGTGACTCAATACCAACAAGGTTATCAAATACAGAATTTGTACAAACAGGAAAAGCTGTAGCTGGAGCAGACCCAACGGGTAATAA